GGGGCCTATTATGGCAAACAAATACAAAAAGCTGAAAAAGAAAATAGAATCACTGATGTAGATTACGATGATACGATTGGTGTAGAAACCTGGTGGGATTTAGGTATAGGTGATTCAACTTCTATTTGGTTTGCACAACGAATTGGCAACGAAATACATTTAATAGATTACTATGAAACTTCAGGTGAGTCACTGGCACATTATGCTGGTGTCTTGGAAAATAAAGGTTACAACTATAGTCGGCACGTAGCACCACATGATATTGTAGCTAGAGAATTAGGTACAGGTAAATCTCGTTTAGAGGTTGCCTATGATTTAGGTATTAACTTTGATGTGTGTCCTAAATTAGAAATACAACATGGTATTGAAGCGGTCAGAAATACATTAGATCAATGTTGGTTTGATAAAAACCGATGTAAGTATGGTATTGATTGTTTGCGACAATACCGCAAAGAGTTTGACGATAAAATGCAAACATTTAAAAATAAACCCTTGCACAACTGGGCTTCACACGGAGCTGATAGTTTTAGATACGGCTGTGCAATAGATCCTGGCACTGCTAGTGTATGGACAACAGAAATTAACGTAGATACAAGGTATATAGTATGACAAAAGGCAAACCGCTTACAGAACCCGAAGTAGCAGCAGTATTACAATCAGAAATACATGCTTCACTTGGTTATATAGGTTCGGAAATTACTTCTCAAAGACAAAAATCATTAGAGTATTACTTTGGTGAACCATTTGGTAACGAGCAAGAAGGTAGATCACAAGTAGTATCAACAGATGTATCTGATGTGATTGAATCAATTTTACCAACACTACTCAGAACATTTGCAGCTAGTGATGAAGTTGTTAAATGTGATCCTGTTAGTGCAGAAGATGAAGAAATAGCAAAACAAGCAACTGATTATTTAAACTATGTATTTAACAAAGACAATGATGGCTTTATCACGCTATATACTTTGTTTAAAGATGCTTTAATTCAAAAAAACGGTATTGCTAAAATATATTGGAACAACACAAGCAAAAGAGAACAAGAAACGTATGAACGTTTAAGTGATGATGAGTACGCTATGTTGATTGATGAAGATGGCGTAGAAATAAAAGAACACACAGAGTACGAAGATAACGATGCTATTGAGCAAAAAGAAAAAATGTTAGAGCAAATGCGTATGGATCCCAACGTAGATGCTATGATGGTAGCCCAAATTGAAGATACTCCAGTGCCAATGTTACATGATGTTGTCATTACTAGAGTTGAAACTTTAGGCAAAGTTAAAATAGAAGCTATCCCGCCTGAAGAATTTTTAATTGAACGTAGAGCTAAAAGTATTAAAGACGCAAACTTTGTTGCTCATCGTACTACACAAACTAGAACTGATTTAATTGAAGCTGGTTTTGATGCTGATATTGTTAACACCCTACCTACAGATACTCAAGATAAATACAACGAAGAAAAAATAACACGGTTTCGTAATTTAGATTATGACTATGATAGCAACGCTGGTGAAGCTAGTACGGATGAAGTTACTGTGTTTGAATGTTATACTAAAATAGATGAAGAAGGTGATGGCATTGCTAAGTTAAGAAAAATTACTATGGCTGGTACTAGTGGCTATGTAATTCTTGATGATGAACTTTGTGACAGTGTACCATTTATTTCAGTAACACCAATTATGGTAACACATAGATTCTTTGGTCGGTCAGTTTCTGAAATGACTGAGGACTTACAGTTAATTAAGTCTACAGTTATGCGACAGTTACTTGACAACATGTACCTAACTAACAACAATCGAGTTGCAGTGATGGATGGTCAAGTTAACCTTGATGACCTGTTAACTAATAGACCTGGCGGTGTAGTTAGAACTAAAGGTTCGCCTGGACAAGTAATGATGCCAATGCAAACTCAAACTATTAATAGTCAAGCATTTCCTATGTTGGAATATCTTGATACGGTTAGAGAACAACGCACAGGTATCACTCGTTATTCACAAGGTATGGATGCTGATTCGTTAAATAAAACAGCAACTGGTGTAAACACAATACTTTCTCAAGCACAAATGCGAGTAGAACTTATTGCACGTATCTTTGCCGAGACAGGTGTAAAAGATATGTTTTCAAGAATGTTTGAATTAGTTGTAAAACACCAAGACAAAGAACGAATTATTAAAATTAGAAATAAATTTGTACCGTTTAGACCTATGGAATGGCGTAATCGTTGCAACATTTCTATAAGCGTAGGACTTGGTACTGGATCTAGAGATCAACAGTTATCTATTTTAAATAACATATTGCAAACACAACTTAAAGGTTTGGAGCTGCAAGGTTCTGCTGCAGGGCCTATGGTTAACTTGCGTAACATATATAACACGTTAACTAAAATTGTTGAAAACGCTGGTCTAAAAAACCCTAATTCGTTCTTCACTGATCCTGATATTGGTATGCAAAACATGCCACCACCACAACCACCACAACCAACTGAGTTTGAAAAAGTATCACAGTTACAAGTACAAGGTGAAAACTATAGAAAACAAATTGATAGCGAGATTAGAATTAAACAACTAGAAAAAGACTATCAAGAAATGATATTAAAGTTTGAAACTCGTATTAAAGAACTTGAGTTGCAATACGGCACTAAAATTAATGAAGCACAAATACGTAAAGATGCGGTATTAGCAAAAGAAGATTTAATCCAACAAGGTAAGATCCGTGAACAAGCTGAAAAAGCTGTACAAGGACAACTTGACCAATTTGGACAAATCATTCAAAATGTAACTAATGAATCAGAATAATTTACAAAACGAAAAAAACCGTGGTGAAAAAGCAAAGTTATTGCTAGAAGAACCATTAATTAAAGAAGCCTTTGCATTACTAAAAAATGAGTATCAAGGAGCAATATTTCAGACTAAGTACAACGAAGATGAGACTAGAACTGCTTTATGGCAAGCATTTCATATTACTGATAAAGTAGAAAATCATCTTAAAACTGTTGTCGAGACAGGTAAACTTGCCACTGTCCAACTTAATCAATTAAAAAAGAATTCGACTTAAATCGAATACACCAACCTGATAAGGAGTGTAACATTTAAAAAAGGAGGCTGTTATGGCTGATAGCCAAACAACTAACGTAATTGAAGCAGGAAACATTATCAAAGGTCTTATGACTGGTGAAAAATCTGCCGAAGCACCAATAGAAGAAGCAAAAGCTGATCCTATTGAAGAAGAAGTTACAGAAGAAACAGAAGTAGAAACTTCTAGTGATGAAACTGTAAACCCAAGTGATATTCCATACAAAACTTTTGATGATGAATCTGAAGTTGTTGAGGAAGATCAAATAATATCTGAGTCGAGTGATATACAAGAAAACTCTGAGGAACCTATTTACACTGTAACCGTTGACGGTACAGACTACGAGGTCACCCAAGATGAGTTAATTCAAGGGTATCAACGAAATGCAGATTACACTCGTAAAACACAAGAACTGGCTGTTGAAAAACAACAATCTAGTGAATTTGTTGAACGATCTAAAAAAGACGTTGAAAGTAAACTTGCAAACTTGACACAATTAAATCAAGCTGCACAAGCTCAACTTCAAGAAGAATATGCTAATATAGACTTTGAAAAACTTTATGACGAAGATCCTGTAGAAGCAGCTCGGCTTGAACATAAAATGCGTAAAAAGCATGAACAACTAGCACAGGTACAACAACAAACTCAAGAATTACAATCTCAAGAGTTTAGTAAGTACCTCGAAGAACAACAGAAACAATTAAATATTAAAGTACCAGAATTGTCTCATCCTGAAAAGGGAACACAATTTAAAAAACAGATGCGAGATTATCTATCATCGGTTGGTTTTAATAATCAAGAAATTGATTCTGTATATGACCACAGATATGTGATGTTAGTAAAAGATGCGATGTCATATCGTAATCTGCAAAAAGCTAAACCACAAATTAAAAAGAAAGCGGTCAATGCTCCTAAAGTTGTTAAGAGTGGTGTATCAAAATCAAAAGGTCAACAACAAGCTGAAATTAAACGTCAACAACTCTCAAAATTACGTAAAACAGGACAGGTCAAAGACGCTGCAAAACTTTTTCGTAATTTGGTTTAATCAACTTATAAAGGAGGCCTTATGGCACAACCAACCAACTTGTACGATACGTACGACACTACTGGTATAAGAGAGGATTTAACGGATGTAATTTATAACATTTCTCCTGAAGATACTCCTATACTTTCAGCGATTCCTAGAACCGCTGCTAGATCAACTAAGCATGAGTGGCAACTAGACGCACTAGCTGCACCTGCTGCTAACAAAGTCATCGAAGGTGACGAAGCAACTGTTGACGCTATGACTGCTACAACTAGAGCTTTCAACTTCACACAAATTTCTGACAAAGTAATTGCTTTATCAGGAACTCAAAGTGCGGTTGACGCTGCTGGTAGAGCTGATGAAATGGCATATCAAATTGCTAAAAAATCAAAAGAACTAAAGAAAGACATGGAGTTTGCTCTTATTAAAGAACAAGTCCAAGCTGCTGGAAACGCAACAACTGCTAGAGCATTAGGTTCAATCGGATGTTGGATTGCTACTAACGGTGATGCTGGTACTAGTGGAACTCTTTCTACTGGTTCAGGTACTGATGCACCAGGTTCTGGTACAGACAGAGATCTTACTGAAACAATCCTTAAAACTGTTATCCAAGAAGTTTATACTTCTGGTGGTGATTTGGATCTTTTGGTGGTTCCACCTTCAGTGAAACAAGTAATCTCTGGATTCAATGCGAATACAACTCGTTTTGGCCCAGCAGATAAAAGAGTAGAATATGCTGCTATTGACGTTTATAGCTCAGATTTTGGTGACATTCAAGTGGTACCAAATAGAGTTATGGCAACAACAGACGACAAGACTTGTTTCTTGTTACAGTCTGATATGGCTGCTACTGCTTACTTAAGAGAATTCGAAGTTACTGATCTTGCTAAGACTGGTGACTCTGAAAAGAAACAACTTTTATGTGAGTACACTCTAGAGATGAGAAATGAAGCTGCACACGGCATCATTTTAGACATCAACCAATAATATAATTGGGGGAGGTTAATCCTCCCCCCTTTATTAAGGAAAGTATTATGTATTATAGATTAAGTGGAGTAGTTAAAAAAGTAGACTACACAGGAACTGCTGCTAATAGCTCTGCTATCTCAGCACAAGTAAGATATGTTAGATTATATGCAACTACTGATTGTTTTATTACTATAAGCAATCCTGCTGTCACGGCAACAACAGCTGCAACACCTTTGGCTGCAAAAGATTACGAAATATTTAAAGTTGCACCAGGCAATATAATATCTGCTATAAGAGCATCAAGTGATGGCTCTTTGTATATTTCAGAATTAACGGAGTAAATATGACAACAACAAAAAGTCCAACAACATTTAAAGTAGGCACAAATCACACAATAGCTGTGGCTGATTCCTCTGCTGCAAACAGTACAGCATTTTTAAGTGAAACTAGAGAAGTTAGAATTGTATGCACAGTAGATGCTTATGTAGAATTTGGTGCATCACCAACTGCTACATCAGGTAGTTTAATTATACCTGCATATACACCTGAATATTTTAGAGTTGCACCAGGTACTAAAGTAGCATTTTTAAGAGTAGGATCTGTTACTGGTACTGCTAGAGTAACCGAATTAACACAATAAATGCAAAAATTTTCTATTCGAGGACAAGATCGTTACCGTGATCGTAGGACAGATGTACCTAATGAAGTCTTGCAATTAGAAAACTTAACTTATTTATTAATGGAAGAAGGATCTAACCTTCGACTAGAACAGGCTGTCGGCACTGTATTTAGTGGTACACCAATACCTAAGTAATGATATTTAATGAACTGGTAAATATATTAAAAGAGAAAGAAAAATCTTCTCAACAACAAACTAAGAACAAACAAAGAACAAAAATTTTAAGGAAGAGAGTAAAAAATGGCTGATAGTAAGATTAGTGAATTAACCGCATTAACATCACCTGCTAACGATGATGTATTAGCTATTGTTGATACTGATGCTGGAGTAACTAAAAAAATCACATTTTCAAATTTAAACGCCGCAACATCAGCATCTGTTGCAGCCGATGATATTGGCACTGGAGATGCAGCAGTTACTATAGCAACAAGCTCTGGCGATATTACCATAGATGCACCAGCAGATATAATTCTTGATGCTGCAGGTAACGATGTAATTTTTTCAAAAAATGGAACTGAACGTGGGCGTATGAATTTGGATGCAGCAGATTTAAAAATACAATCCACTGCTTCTAATGCAGATATTATATTTAATGGCAATGATGGTGGCTCTGCAATAACTGCTCTTACTCTTGATATGTCAGCAGCAGGAGCTGCAACATTTAATTCTAGTATAACTGCTACTAGCTTAGCTATTAATGGTGGTGATATTACTCAAACTACTGGGTATGTCATTAAAAATACTAATGGTCATTTATTTTTACAAAGTGCTAGTGCTAAAGACGTTATATTTAGGGTTGACGGTGGAACTGAAAAAATGAGATTAAATTCTACAGGCTTGGGAATCGGAACTACAAGTCCAGCAGATAAACTTCATGTTGTTGGTGATGTTAGATTTACTGGGCAACTTAAAATGTTCGATAACCAATTAATCAAAATGGGTGATGGTGAAGATTTGGCAATATATCACGACACTAC